GATTGAGTAAGCATTAGCCCAAATCATTTCACCTGTGTTCTGATCTTCTGTGGCATGCTGAGTAAATGTATGCCCATTACAAGTCAACGTTTGGCCATCTGAAAGAAACTCTTTCGCTGTAGTAGCGTCATCTGGACGAATAATAAGAAAGTCGCCTTTACTTCCTTCAATAACTTCAAGAAGAGTTCCTGCCCCATCAGTACCTCCGGAAATATCCAGACCAAGATCGGTTGCAGCTGCAATATTAACATTTGTTCCAATAACTATTACAATACCAATATCAGAATCTGTTACGTGTGTCCAACCAGTTGTCTTAAGCGACCCACCAGTAATATGTTCCATTAGCCTAAATGAAATATACCAAGGATCATTATCTCCAGCGTCAATTGTACCAGCTGTATATTCAACAGGAGTATCAGCAAAAAAGCAGGTTCCATCATCAACAGTATCAGACTCATCTTGCAAAGTCTGCATAGCTGAATAAAGCTCATTCATTGTATAATTTCCTGTAGTACCTCCCCAATCAAGCATTTTTGTACGATTATTGCCTAACCAATATACATCTACATCTCCACTTAGAATTGTTGTGTCAGCAGCCATTTACCTTCTCCTTATGTTATTGCGTTATTGTTAGGATCTTCTTCTAATGTAACAGCAAGAGAAAGACCAGTTAAACTTGCTATTATTTGTTCAGAACTATAATTTTTATACTTTGTTGCACCAGAACTTGCTTTTCGTATCCATACATAAATATTCTGTGGAGTTGAACTTGTATAGCTTGTATCAACCTCACCACTTGCATCTGTATCTTGATTTTTAATCATCGTACCAGTATCAGTTGCAATATAAACTTGTGCATTAATTATCGGAGCACCTGTAGTATCTTTTACAATTACATACAACGGAACAGAAGATGTTATTGTTGTAACTGATATTCCGACATCATGAACAGTTGGTTGCTGTCCTGTACCAACAGCAATAGTAACTGTACCACCAGTATTATTATAAATACACTCATTTCCTGTACTACCGTCAGATGAGGCATACCCTGTAAATGAAACACCAGACATCGTATAACTATTTCCAGCCATACTTGAATCAAGTTCCATTGCATACCCAGTCCCGTCACTAATAAAATCGCAATTATCAACTATATCTAGATCGTCTACTTTGAAACCGTATGTTCCAGAAGGTTCATCAAAAACACAATCATCAAAGTCACTCCCAGCTTGAGTTACAAGACCGCAGCGTCGAAACGTGCATGTATCAAGTGTAGTATTAGAATCAAATACAAACGTACCCATATCCTGGAATGAGCAGCTTGTCAGCACAACGGTAGCATCATTGGTTGTAACCCACTTTCCCAATGAAGCTGTATTTGTCGGGTCTAGAACAATGAATTGAAACCCAGTCATTTCAATATTACTTGAGGCATTAAGTACTTCAACTGTATTAAAATTAGCTGTAACTTTAGGAGTATTAGCAATAAATATTAATCTGTTAGAATCTCGGAAATCAACAGCATTACTTACTGTCCCCAAGCTCATATGACCTTTCCAAAGATACCCACCATCAACCTTTTGTAGCAAGCCCCACATATTATATCCATCAACAGCTTCGTTATTATCATTCATTCCTTGAAAGCCAGCAATAGTACAATAATTCGCAGCTTCTCCATATTCAAAAATAGCTGACCCACGGCCGTAGCGCACAGCATCAAGACAGTGCGGTTCACCTTTACCAATACCAGTTGTAACATTCACAGCACATCCAACCAGTTCTTCTCCTGTCCCGTTATACGCTCCAGTAGAATCATCTGGCGAAACTGTTGTATTAACAGCATGATTTTGCCAGCCCAGATAAAGACCTACTCCAACATCGTTACCGCCTACATCCCAAGAATAGAAAGAAGCTACACCATCACCTACCACTACACGTAACCCTCCAGTTGCAAAGGAGCTAAAGTTACTGTTAGCAAATAACTGCCATACAAAATAAGCTCCGTCAGTTCCATGACCTCCAATAGCTGTGCCATTATCATACGCAATAGAGCCAATACCAGTTTTCGTACAGGCTTGTGTATAGGCGTAAGTATTCTGAATATAAGGCCAGTCGCCGTCAGCACCTTGGGGCGCACCCTGAGCGTTATAACTGAGCCCTGAAAACTCTACAGCCTCATCTGCTTCAGCTTCGGTTAAATCTGTTAAGTCAGTTGTATAACTGGGAACTGTCATTTTCTTCCCTCTGCTTTAAAATTACTTTAACACCTTGTTTTCTAAAAGCTTCTATTTGATCTGCAACATCAATATTAGTTTCTCTAACCACTGTTCCAACTACAAGTTTTGGGTTGACGCCTTCAAATATAACTCCGCATTTATCTGGGCGGTATTTTTTTAACCCTGTTGGAGACTTTCGATAGCAACAAAAACAATCTTGACACGATTGAGGCCTCAGTTCATAAACTGTACAACCATTTTTACAGAGAGTACAATATTTCCATGCTGGCTTATTTAACTCTACAACTGGAAAAGCAGTACAACATTCTGTGCAGCCTCCGCATTCCACTATGTCCACCCCAAGCCTACTCGCCCACTCCATATTCCAGATATTGTTTGCATCTTAGTCACGTCATCACCAGACCAAGTAAATTTTGTAATAAGCCAACCAGTATCACCTACCCCAGCATCAAATACAGTATGCGTTCCTTTATAAATAGGATTTCCATCTGTATACTCAAGAAGAGTTACTTTTACTTCTGGGTCGTAAGTAGATATATAAGAAACATTACTAGCCATTATGTTTTCTCCACACCGCTAATAGCGATTGACAGAACACTTGTAGTAGATGCTAACGCTGCGATAGAATCACCAGTTTCTAAAACTGTAGTAAGACCAAATACCTTAGTTTCATTAGGCTGTACAACAACTCCTTTAAACAACGCATATCTGTCCGCAGAAGAACCCCCACTGGGTATGACATATAAAATAAAAGTGTACATCACTGCAGTTGTATTACTAACAGAAATCTCTTTTACTATAGTTTTAGTTACTGGGCCTGTACAAGTATACAGTGTAACTTCACTACCTGTTAGTAATGTTCCTTGAACTAATTTTTTCTCAGTATATGTCGCCATATTAAATTCCCATCCAGTACAACGTCAATATATCACTGTTTGCATCAATATCTATACTATCAATCTCATCATCAACATACTTTTTTGTAGCGGGTTCATAATCTGCATTAGGAACAAATACATTAGTATTTGCTTTATTTAAATACTGAACATTACCTCTAGAATCAGTGTGGTACTGAGTATGATCATCACTAGATAAACCAGAAAGAAGCCCATGAGCTAGATTCTCATTAGTTATAGCTATATCTATCATATCAGTAAAATACCTAATCCAAATTCTACTGAGTACTCCAGGACTGCTAAACATAGGCTCTTGAATTGGTGGTTTAGTAGTCATACTTTACACTCCTCAATTTCTGCATACGCCCCAAGAATCACTACTTTCACAGGATCTGATATAACAACTCTAAAAATTCTGTTTCTTGATATACCAAGTCTTCTCCAAACTGCTCTTGTTTTATACTTTCCTATCGCTCCTGTACTAACCCAATGATCATTAGAGCAAGTATGCCCACCATCGTCTGACCACCCAAGAATAGCTTGCGGATCAGACCCTTGCCCATAAGAAATACCAGTACCACTCTCAAATTCTATTTCTAACCTATGCCAGATTAAATTAATCCGCTCTTTATTAACTGTTTGGCTTGCTCTAATTCTTCTAATTGTATTACTATCATCAGCATAAGTATCAATAGCAATTTCATACAACTTACCATTTTCGTAATCTCCGGCAATATATTTATCTCCAAACTTAGCCACACAATTAGCTCTATGTCTTCCCCAATTATCAGTTGGGTCATCATTATCAGTAAAACTTTGCCACTCATGCCAAAAATTAGTAGTAACATCATATACCCAAGTTTTATTTTCTGTGGGAAATGTCAGCACATAAAAGATATGGCCAAGAACTTGATACGTAAAAGCTATGGCATCATCAGTTTTACTATATGTAGAAATTTGGTAGTCTATATGAGGAGTAGAAACTACATTAAACTGATACCCGTTATTTCTTACTACACGTTTTTCTGTTGAAAGCCAGTAAAGAACCCCATTAATTTTTACAGCAGATGCTCTAGCTTGTAAACCAAGTTCTAAAACAGCCCCAGGAATTCTTGCAAACGGAAAATCCACATTTCCAGAATTATAAAAAACCTCTGTTACATCAACACCAAAAATCCATAGATCATGAGTATTAGAAATTACTCGTAAAGCATTGTCTGGATTCGCTTCAGCTGAAGCAAAATCAAGAGCGTTCCAAGATGTCCCATCGTAAGAGCCTGAAATATAAATAATTCCAGTATCAGTTTTTGTTATTATAAAATAACCATCTTGAAAAGTTACACTTGAAGCTTCAGGAAAATCTGGATCAGTAATAACAGCAAGTACATCAGCAGTAATCAAATATCCTTGATCTGTACCGTCAACAATAATTACTTCTGTGCCATTATCTGCAAAGAATACGTTTCCAGTGTACGTACTTATAGTACCAAGAAGTAAATATCCACCATCATTTGTTACTGCATAAACAATATTATCAACAACAATATACAACACACTATTAAATGCGTATGCAGAAGTATTGAATTCATACATTCCTCT